GCTGCTGGTGCTGGAACTGGCCGACCTCGCCGAGGTCGGTTTCGACCTGGACATGACCGGCTTTACCGCCACCGAGATCGAGCGACTGCTCGACCTGGTGGAAGACGGCGACGTGGCGGGCGGCGATCCGGAACCTGTATCGCGTGCTGCGGAAGCGGCAAACGATGAAAGCGCAGATGCCGACGCCGACGCGATCCACAACGGCGAGGAAGACCGCGGCGACGACTACGATCCCGCATCGACGATCGCGTCGGTGTCCCGCGCGGGCGATGTCTGGATCATCGGCAGGCACCGACTGATCTGTGGCGACGCTGGCGATCCCGCCGTCGTCGCGGCGCTGATGCGTGGCGAGACCGCGCACCTGTGCATCACCTCGCCGCCCTACGCCCGGCAGCGCGACTACGCCAGCGGCATCGGCGATTGGGACGCGCTGATGCGCGGCGTGTTCGCCGCGGCCGAGGACGCATTGCGCGATGACGCCCAACTGCTGGTCAACCTGGGCCTCGTCCACGACGACAACGAAATGCAGCCGTATTGGGACGCCTGGATCGCGTGGATGCGCGCGCGGGGATGGCGTCGCTTCGGGTGGTACGTCTGGGACCAGGGGCCGGGTCTGCCGGGCGACTGGCGCGGCCGTCTCGCGCCCAGCTTCGAGTTCGTCTTCCACTTCAACCGCCACAACCGCAAGGCGAACAAGACCGTGCCGTGCAAGTTCGCCGGGCAGGACATTCACCTGCGTGCCGATGGCTCGTCCACCGCGCTGCGCGGCAGGGACGGCGGGGCGCTGGCGTGGTCGCACGAACACCAGCCCACGCAGGACATGCGGATTCCGGACTCGGTGATTCGCATCATGCGCCACAAGGGCAAGCTCGGTCGGGACATCGATCACCCGGCCGTGTTCCCGGTCGCGCTGCCGACGTTCGTGATCGAAGCGTATTCGGATGCGGGCGAGGTGGTGTACGAACCCTTCGGCGGCAGCGGCACCACGTTGATCGCGTGCGAGCGCACCGGCCGTATCTGTCGTGCGGTCGAGATCGCCGCAGAGTACGTCGATGTCGCCATCGAACGCATCCGCCAGCAATTGCCGGGCCTGTCGATCACGCTCGAAGCGACCGGGGAACCGTTTGATTCGGTCGCGGCCGAACGGCGCGATGGCGCGCGGGTGGCAGCATGAGTTGGGTCGCGGACAAGATCGAGCACTGGCCGCTCGCGCGGCTACTGCCGTATGCGCGCAATGCGCGCACGCACTCGGACGACCAGGTCGCGCAGATCGCGGCCAGCATCGTCGAGTTCGGGTTCACGAATCCGATCCTCGTCGGTGGCGACGGCGTGATCGTCGCCGGCCACGGCCGCCTCGCCGCCGCGCGCAAGCTCGGACTGGAGGCGGTGCCGGTGGTCGTCCTCGATCACCTGACGCCGACCCAGCGTCGCGCGCTGGTGATCGCGGACAACCGCATCGCCGAGAACGCGGGCTGGGACGACGCCATGCTGCGCACCGAACTGGAAGCGCTGCAGGAAGTCGGCTTCGATCTGGACCTGACCGGCTTCGATCCGGACGCGCTTGCCGAACTGCTGGCGGGCGAGGAGACCGACCAGACCGGCGACGTCGACGATGACGAGGTGCCGGAGGAAGCAGTCGCGGTGGTGTCATGCCCCGGCGACCTGTGGGTGCTGGGCGAACACCGTGTGCTGTGCGGCGACGCCACCGATCCGGACAGCTACGTGCATCTGCTGTCGGGCGAACGCGCGGACATGGTCTTCATCGATCCGCCGTACAACGTCGATTACGCCAACAGTGCGAAGGACAAGTTGCGCGGCACGCAGCGTCCGATCCTCAACGACAATCTCGGCGCGGCCTTTCACGATTTCCTGCTCGCCGCGCTGACGTTGATCGTGGCGCAGTGCCGCGGCGCGATCTACATCGCCATGTCCTCGGGGGAACTCGACACGCTGCAGGCCGCGTTCCGCGCCGCAGGCGGTCACTGGTCGACGTTCGTGATCTGGGCGAAGAACACCTTCACCCTCGGACGCGCCGACTACCAGCGCCAGTTCGAGCCGATCCTCTACGGCTGGCCGGAAGGCGCGCAGCGCCACTGGTGCGGCGATCGGGACCAGGGCGACGTGTGGCAGATCAAGAAGCCGCAGCGCAACGATCTGCACCCGACGATGAAGCCAGTGGAACTGGTGGAGCGGTGTATCCGTAACTCCAGCCGACCGGGCGATGTCGTTCTCGACAGCTTCGGCGGATCGGGCACGACGCTGATCGCCGCGCACAAGAGCGGCCGGCGCGCGCGCCTGATGGAACTCGATCCGAAATACGTCGATGTGATCGTGCGTCGCTGGCAGAGCTGGAGCGGCGAATGCGCCATGCGCGAAGCCGACGGCGTGCCGTTCGACGACGCGGCGGATGCGCTCGCATGAACCCGGCCCTGCACGCGCCGGCCTTCTACAACGAAATCGAACCCTACCTCTGCGCATGGCTGAACAATCAGATCGCCGCCGGCCTCATTCCGCCGGGGCGCGTCGATGGACGCGACATCCGTGACCTCGGTGCGGACAACCTCGAAGGCGCGAAGCAGGTCCACCTCTTCGCGGGTGTCGGTGGCTGGGCCTATGCCGCCCGGCTCGCCGGCTGGCCGGACGACGTCGAATTGTGGAGCGCCTCGTGCCCGTGCCAGCCGTTCTCGCTCGCCGGCAAGCGTGGCGGGACCCACGATCCTCGGCATCTATGGCCCGACGTGTTTCGGCTCGTCCGTGCCCGACGGCCCGCTGTGCTGGTGGGAGAGCAGGTTGCGGCGGCGGCTGGCCAGCATTGGCTCGATCGAGTGTTCGCTGACCTGGCGAGTCTCGACTACGCCTGCCGGGCGGTCGTACTCCCGGCTTGTGCCGTCAACGCGCCCCATCGACGCGATCGACTGTGGTTTGTGGCTCACACCGACGACGCGCGATCACAAGGACTCGTGGGGCATGTCGCTGGCGCCGAGGAAGGATGGCGCATCGCGGACGGATCTGCTGCCGCGTCAGGTGTACGCGACGGTGCGCGCGCTGTGGGCGACGCCGACGGCCTCTGCGGACAAGTCGATCCGCACGCCGGCCGGCGCGCGCCGGGAAGTCGAGCGCGACCGCTCGCCGGATCTGGCGGCGCAGACGCTGGCGCTGTGGCCGACGCCGACGAGTCTGGCGCCGCCGAAGGACGGCTACAACGGCGCGGGGAATTCGGCGGGACTGGTGGCGATTCGACAGATCGCGCTGGGACTGTATCCGACGCCGACCAGCGCGTGCGCGAACGGCGGCCAGACCTCGCGCAGCGGCACGCGCAGGCACGAGCCGCTGCTGCGCGGGATCGCGCTGGACCTGAGTGCGGCGCATGGGACGACGTCGAGTGGATCGTCGGACACGACGGCAAACTCCGCCGGGTCCCTCGCACCGGAGTTCGTCTTCTGGCTCATGGGATTCCCGCGCGCATTCCTCGATTGCGCGCCGCCGGCAATGCGATCGTCCCGATCCTCGCAGCGGAAGTCCTCCGTGCCCTGCGCGAAGGGTGACGCGGCATAAGCGAACGGGACCGGGCCATGCCCGATCCCGCTCAGGTGTCGTTCGGCTGGCGCTTCACATCTTCGCGACGCTGAACTCGTCGTCCTCGTAGATGCGCTTCGAGGTGCGCGCCTCGGCGCTGGCGCGCGGCCCGTCCCCGCCGTACCGGCTGAGCGCGGCGCAGCGCGCGAGGGTTTCGTTGCGTTCGTGGACGGTGCCGATACAGCCGACGCCGGTGACGTGGATCTGCCATTCGTGCATGGTCTGCTCCGTGGTAGCGTTCGAGGGCCGGGACCGGGCATGGCCCGGTCCCGGAGCGGTCAAGCGTCTTCGTTGAACATGAAACTGCCGGGACCGTTGCCCTCGTCGTCGCTGAGCAGGATGAGCGTACGTTCCTTGCCGTCGCGACACTTGACGACGAAGCCATAGAGTTCTTCGTCGAGCGGATCATCGCTGGTGCCGCTGCGGGCGAGCGCGGTGATGGTGCCGCCGACCAGCGGCGCGAGTTGCTTGAGATAAAAATCGATCGAAGAGGACATCGGAAAACTCCAGCGTTGGGGTGAGGGTTCGGTCGTCGGGGCGCTGTCAATCGCGCTCGAGGGTCTCGTCGTGGATCGCGGCGTGAATTACGAATCCGGTGAGGTAAGGCAACCCGTGCGGGATGCCGTAGTCGATCGCGGTGCGCCGCTTGATGGTCATGCGCATCCATGCCGCGACGGTGTTCGCAATCGCGTCGGGCAGCGCCTGACCGTGGTACTGATGGCCGCAGACTTCATCGGCAAAGTGTCGTCCGGCCTTGCTGTCGAGAAAGGCCCGCACCGCGTCGAGCGATTCGCCGGTGGCCTCGGCGATGGCGGTCATGGCCAGCGGCCACGCGACGCTGGCGTGGCCGCGCATCGTGCCCCAGAAACCCCAGCTTTCGTTTTCGGTGGCGGGGATGGCGGTGTTCGTGTGCGTGCTCATGGTGCGATGCCTGTCGTGTGGTGTGTGTGCGGACATGAACGCGCTGTTCGCCATCGAAGCCAAGCGGTTCATCGCGATTTTTCGCTTCTTTTTCTCAAGATTTCGTGCGCGGTACGCGTGATCCGAACCGGCGCGCGGAAATGCGTCACGCAGGCGATTGTCGGTGCGCAATGCCGCGCCTCGGTACGGCATTGCGTTGGGCTGCGTTGCGCTGCGGTGTCAGTCGGGCGTTCCCTCCTCGGACATGCGCTGCAGGAGCCGTACTGTCTCTTCGTCGTGCGGCAGTGCCGCGCGCAGGATGCACAGGGCCTGTTCGAGGCTGATGTCCGGACGTCGGTGGGCGACAAGCCAGCGCAGGGCCTGTTCGCGTTCGGTGATGGGTGTGTTGGTGTGCATCGTGAGGTTCCGTTGTTGGGCGACGTCGACATGAACACGCTGTTCGCGATGGAAGCCAAGCGGTTCAGGCGTTTTTTTGCTCTTTCGCGAGCCACGTTGCACGTCGATTCTCGGTGCACAATGCCGCGCGTCGGCACGGCATTGCGTTGGGCTGCGTTGCGCTGCGCTGCGACATCACGCCGTCGGCGCGACTTCGGCGATGCGGTACACCCGCACGCCGCCTTCGGCCTTGTCGGAGGTGACGGTCAGGCCGAGCTTCTTCTTGAAGGCCCCGGCGAAGGTGCCGCGCACCGTGTGCGCCTGCCAGCCGGTCGCTTCGCAGATCTGCGGGATCGTGGCGCCTTCGGGCCGCTTGAGCATCGCGATCACCTGCGCCTGCTTGCTGTTCTCGCGGGTGCGCGGTGCGGGCGTTTCGCCGTCGCCCGATGCGGTGGTGTCCTGCGCCGGCTTCGCGGCCTTGCGCGCGGTCTTCCGTGCGGGCTTGGCGGCGTTCTCGCCGGACGGCGTCGCTGCTTCGGCGGTGGCCTGCGCGGCGGGGCGCGCGCGGCCCAGCGCATCGTAGGCGGCGTCGGTGACGATCCAGTCGCCGTGGTGGCCGATGATCATCGCGCGCACGAACAAGGCCTCGATGACCTTCTTCTGCGCGCCGCCCTTGATGGTATCGGGGAACCATTCGATCTTGCCCTGCGTGTGATCGATGGCGTGGGTCAGCACGGCGGTCTGGTTGTCGTTCAGCGTGATCGGCTTGGCGGTCGTTGCGGTGTTCATGTGTGCTCCTGTTTCAGTGGTGTTGGATGTGGTTGGCGCGATGGGATGAACGCGCTGTTCCCCAACGAAGCCAAGCGCGATCTCGCGGATGTGCTTCGCGTTAAGCCAACGGACGGGAAGCCGTCGCCTGGCGCGCTGTGCGCGCATGAAGTCAAGTCATCGGTCAAACATTCGGATGGGAATTTCGATCCGCGCGTATGCGCGCCATCGCGGCGTCACCGACACCGCAGTACACAAGGCGATCCGTGCCGGGCGCGTCACACCGGAGGCCGATGGCACCATCGATGCGGCGAAGGCCGACGCGGAGTGGACGCGCAATTCCGCGCCCCCGCGCAGCGGCACGCAGGCGCGCGCACCGCGCGTGGTGGTGCCAGAGGCGGTGGAGATGGGGCGCGACACGGGCCGCGACGCGGGCGCGGCGGCGCTGCCGGCCGGCGGTGCGTCGCTGCTGCAGGCGCGCACGGTCAACGAGGTGGTGAAAGCGCAGACCAACAAGGTGCGCCTCGCGCGTCTGAAGGGCGAACTGGTCGAACGTTCGCAGGTGGTCGCGCACGTATTCAAGCTGGCGCGCGACGAGCGCGATGCGTGGCTCAACTGGCCGGCGCGGGTGTCGGCGCAGATGGCGGCGACGCTGGCGGTCGATCCGCACGCGATGCATCTGGCGCTGGAGGCGGCGGTCCGCACGCACCTCGCCGAACTGGGCGAGGTGCGGGTGAAGGTGGATTAGCCCACGAGGAGGGCGCAGGCCTGTTGGAGCAGGTGGTCGACCACCGCAAGGCGCGCGTGCCGGGCCGGATCGTCGTTCGGTTCGTCGCTGCGCGTGTCGAGGCGGACGTGCAGCTCGGCAAGTGAACGGTCGATGGCGTCGAGGGAGTCGCCAGCGGGCAGGGTGGCGTTGGGTTCGCCGCCGGCCGCACCGAGCGCCTGTTCGATGCCGCTGACCGCGAAGTTCAGGCCGTTCTGGAAGTCCTCGTCGTCCGGGTAGGCCGCGTACAGCGACTCGATGCGCTGCCGGATGAGCAACAGATCGGTGTGCAGCGGGTCGATGTGCAGGGGGTCATGCATGGCGGTGTTCCTTGGTGGTCGTCTGACCGGGGACGGCATGTACGCGCTGTTCGACGCAGAAGCCAAGCGCGGCCGACGCCGCATCGCAACAGGATTCAGGCATGCTCGACTACGAAGGCGCGCACGAGATCGAGCGCGCCTGGCGGGAAGGCCTGACCCCCGATCCGTGGCTGTCGGTGTCGGACTGGTCCGACCAGCACCGGATGCTGTCCAGCAAGGCAGCGGCCGAACCGGGGCGCTGGCGCACGGCGCGCACACCCTACCTGCGCGAGATCATGGACTGCCTCTCGCCGGCCTCGCCGATCGAGCGCGTGGTCTTCATGAAGGGCGCGCAGATCGGCGGTACCGAAGCGGGCAGTTGCTGGATCGGCTACGTGATCCACCACGCGCCCGGACCGATGATGGCGGTGTGGCCGACGGTGGAGATGGCCAAGCGCAACTCCAAGCAGCGGATCGATCCGCTGATCGAGGAGTCGCCGGTGTTGGCCGCGTTGATCGCACCCGCGCGTTCGCGCGATGCGGGCAACACGATTCTGGCGAAGGAGTTCCGCGGCGGCGTGCTGGTGATGACCGGCGCGAACAGCGCGGTCGGCCTGCGCTCGATGCCGGTGCGGTACCTGTTTCTCGATGAAGTGGATGGTTATCCGCTTGACGTCGAAGGGGAGGGCGATGCGATCTCGCTGGCGGAGGCGCGCACGCGCACCTTCACCCGGCGCAAGATTTTCATCGTCTCGACGCCGACGATCGCGGGCGCCAGCAGCATCGAGCGCGAGTATGAGGCGTCGGACCAGCGTCGGTACTTCGTGCCGTGCCCGCACTGCGCGCATGCGCAGTGGTTCAAGTTCGAGCGGCTGCGCTGGGAGCGCGGCCAGCCTGAAACCGCTGCCTACATCTGCGAAGGTTGCGAGCAGCCGATCGCCGAGCACCACAAGACGTGGATGCTTGAGCATGGGCAGTGGCGCGCGACGGCACCGGGGAACGGCCGGACGGCTGGATTTCACCTGTCATCGCTGTACAGCCCGGTGGGCTGGCGCAGCTGGCGCGAGATCGCCGCGGCCTGGGAGAGCGCGACCGACAAGACCACCGGGTCGGCGTCGGCGATCAAGACGTTCAAGAACACGGAACTCGGCGAGACCTGGGTCGAGGAGGGCGAGGCGCCGGACTGGCAGCAGTTGCTGGAGCGGCGCGAGGACTACCGCATCGGTACGGTGCCGCGCGGTGGCCTGCTGCTGGTGGGTGGCGCCGATGTGCAGAAGGATCGCATCGAGGTCTCGGTGTGGGCCTTCGGTCGCGGCAAGGAAGCGTGGCTCATCGAACACCGGGTGCTGATGGGCGACACCGCGCGCGAGGGCGTGTGGACGCAACTGCGCGCACTGCTCGACGAGACCTGGACACACGCGGGCGGGGCGCAACTGCCACTGGCGCGCTTCGCCATCGACACCGGCTTCGCGACCCAGGAGGTCTACGCCTTCGTGCGCGCGTGCCGCGACAGCCGAGTGATGGCGGTCAAGGGCGCAGCGCGCGGCGCGGCGCTGGTCGGCACGCCGACGGCGGTGGACATCACCGTCGCCGGCAGGAAGCTGCGCCGGGGCATCAAGCTCTACACGGTCGTGGTCGGCATCGCCAAGCAGGCGCTGTACCAGCATCTGCGCCTGCACGCCGATGTGGCGGCCGATGGCCTGACGCCGGTGTATCCGGCCGGCTTCATTCACCTGCCGAAGATCGACGCCGAGTTTCTGCAGCAGTTGTGCGCGGAGCAGTTGATCACGCGGCGGGATCGCAACGGCTATGCGGTGCGCGAGTGGCAGAAATTGCGCGAGCGCAACGAGGCGCTCGATTGCTACGTCTACGCGCGCGCCGCGGCGGCGGCGGCCGGACTGGACCGATTCGAGCATCGCCACTGGCGCGAACTGGAGCGCTCCCTCGGCATCCAGGAGGCGCCCGATCCGCCACCGATGGCGATCACGACATCCACAGACGAGGCCACCGGCGACGGTGGCCTTTCCACATCCGCGCGCCCGAGTCGTCGGCGCGTGGTCAAGAGCCGCTGGCTCCACCGTTGAGACCTGCCGCATGGCCTACACCCCCGAACAACTCGCGGCGCTCGAACGTGCGCTCGCGACCGGCGAGCAGCGCGTCACCTTCGGGGACCGCACCGTCGAGTACCGCTCCATCGACGACCTGATCGCCGCCATCGGCGTCGTTCGACGCGGGCTCGAAGAGCAGGCGATCGCAACGGGCACCGCCAGGCGTCGCCCCCGTCGCGTCGTCGTGAACACCGACAAGGCGACCTGAGCGCATGAGTTGGTGGTCGCGGTTGCGCGCCCGGCTGTTCGGCACGTCGCCCACCTACGACGGCGTCGGTGGTGGACGGCGTGCCCGCTTCTGGCAGGTCGGCAATCCCGGTGCGGTCGCGGCGCTCGCGTTCGCGCAGGACGAGTTGCGCGCCAAGAGCCGCGACCTCGTCCGTCGCAATGCCTGGGCGGCGACCGGCGTCGAGGCCTTCGTCGCCAACGCGATCGGCACCGGCATCAAACCGCAGTCGATGCTGCACGACCTCGCCCAGCGCGAAGCGGTGCAGGCGCTGTGGCGCGACTGGTGCGAGGACGCGGATGCCGCCGGTCTGACGGATTTTTACGGCCTGCAGGCGCTGGCGTGTCGTGCGATGCTCGAAGGCGGCGAGTGCCTGGTGCGGTTGCGCTACCGGCGTCCCGAAGATCGTCTCGCGGTCGGCCTGCAACTGCAGTTGCTCGAACCCGAACATTTGCCGACGACGCTGAATCGCGAACTGCCCAACGGCAACGTGATCCGCGCCGGCATCGAGTTCAACGCCATCGGTGTGCGCGTCGCTTACCACCTCCACAAGAGCCATCCCGGCGACGGGATGCTCGCGCCGATGTCGGCGCACGGTGGCCTCGACACCGTGCGGGTGCCGGCCGATGAAGTCCTGCACCTGTTCCGGCCGCTGCGGCCGGGCCAGATCCGCGGCGAGCCGTGGCTGGCGCGGGCGCTGGTGAAGCTGCACGAACTCGACCAGTACGACGACGCGGACCTGGTGCGCAAGAAGACCGCGGCGATGTTCGCGGGC